CTCGACTGAATCAGTGCAGACTGGCTGAATGTATGGAGCGCAGATAGGATCATCTGGCCTATACGGACACCATGCTGTCCTAAGCGCTGTAGCATCGTCAATGTCGTGGCACTGTAAGTTTGTAACCCAGCCTTGAGTTGTTGGAACATATGTGCAATACCATGCATAGCTTGTGTTACTCCACAGAAGGATTAACAAGAGGTAACGTATATGTCGGACCATAGAGTTTCTCAAATCGTTTAGGATCTTTCTCATGCCATGCACGTTTAGCTGTGTAGCCTAATGATCCACCAATAGGGCAAGGTGATCCAGACATTTCCATAGCATCCCATACTCTAGGATCTTGACATAATACTGATACTGCTGCTACCTTTAAACCTAAGTCGTTAAGTGTCTTGGCTAGTTTGATGCGCTCACAGTTTTCATCTGTGATAGTAGCACCACCACTGATAGAGAACATGCCTGTGTTAGCTCCGCCAGATACACCAGACTTACACATGTCATTAGAGAATCCAGACATAGATGGGGCCATAGCACTTGGCACTGGCATTCCTTTGTTATTGATGGTTGTTGTATCAGCGTATGAATGAACGCAATATAATAAACATAATGTGAGTAGTATGCCTAATAATGTTTTCATTTGATTACATGAACCTATGAGTTAATAGAAACACGATAACAAAACCAGCAGTTCCAATAAGGATCTGCTCTAGTCTTTTAAGTCTTGCATTGATTTGTTCATAGCGTAATGCACATACTTCTTCGTGTGTGCTTAGTCTTGATTCTACATCATGCTTCACCATCATACCTCTACCCAGTTAGTTGTTGATTCATCCCATCTATACTTCTTACCATCTGTAGGTCTTGCAATAGGAGATTCCCATAACCATGTTGATTCATCTAATATCCATGATGAGAATGGTTTAGGCTCAATGAATACATCATTAACATGATCGTATGTATATCCAATACCAGCATAGTTACCACGCACTGGAGTGCCACCAAGTTTATGTTGATTACCATAAGTATTATATGATGTTTGAATCCATGTGCCTGGACTATCATCTACAAATGTTTCAAAAAATTCTTGTTCAGCAACAATAACTTGAACTACTTTACCATCTCTAACTTTAGCAAAATTTCCCATGTATATTCCTTACGCTGTATATGAACCAGATGTTCCAGTCCATTTAATAATTGTATTAGATCCACTTGTTGTGACTGTAGCTGTGCCAGTATATGTGCCAGTATAGTTTACAGTAGGAATAGATATAATAACTACACCAGAACCTCCATTACCACCAGTTCCAGAATTATCTAAATAGCCACCACCACCACCACTACCAGTATTTGCAGTAGCATTAGTTCCACTTGATCCTCCATTACCACCGCCAGCAGCTCCTGTTCCTTGTGTTTGTCCTTCAAAAGATCCACCACCACCACCAGCATAAGTTACAGATGATCCTGTAATACTTGAAGAATAGCCAGAACCTCCATTACCAGCAGTTGTTCCAGTAGTATTTCCTCCAACACCACCAGCACCACCTCCTCCTCCAGATCCAGTTGTTCCAGTTCCTCCAGCATAACCTTGTCCAATTGTTCCAGATCCAGCAGCAGAGTTAGTTCCGCCACCACCACCAGAACCTCCAGAAGATCCTGGACCAGAACCAGCTAATGAACTTCCGCCACCACCACCACCAATAGCAGTTAATCCAAATCCAGTTGTGTTGTTACCATTAGCTCCAGTATTTCTGGATCCAGCACCACCAGATCCAATTACAAATGAATAAGTAGTTCCTGGATATAAATTAGTTGTTCCAGCTAATAATCCTCCAGCGCCACCGCCACCACCAGAAGAAGAAGCTGCTGGTTCACCACCACCAGCACCACCACCAGCAATTAGTAAATAAGATGCCACATATACGTTTAATGGAGCAGTTGCTAAAGATGAACTATACATGAGCCATCCTTGTGTTGCATTAACATACACAATAGTAGCTCCTTGTCTTTTTGTGACTAATGTTCCAGATGATGTTGAACCATTAATCTTATTACCATTAGGATTTAGAACAAGACTATTTGTATCAAATGTTCCAGCATAATCTATGAATGTTATTTCATCTCCAGCAGATGGACTGGCTGGAAGTGTTACTGTAAAAGAAGCAGATGTTGTATCGCATGGATATGATTCATTAGCTAATGCAGTAAAGCCAGATGTCTTGACTGACTGTAATGCTGCTATACCTCTAGCCCCTGTTATTGTTCCATCACCACTGAGTGTAAGTGCCATATATTATCCTTTAGGAAACTGATCTTTAATTGCTTGAATGCTTGCTTTCCATGCGTCATAACCACCATGATAGAGAGTATCTAGTTGGTCTACGATAGATGGATAAGCGTTAGCTCTATCATATTTGTATTGTTCTGGATCTACCCATGAATTGACTAATTCTAAGTCAATAGACACTTGATTACCATTAACATCAAATGCACCAGCACCATCATCTATGGTTACTACTGTGGGATATAATTTATATATAGCTTTATGATTCATTATGCTATCTCCATTACTGTAATTGTTGATGCCTGTCTTGGCGTGCTTCCTGAATCTGCATCTGAATTTCCAGCTTTGTTTATAGTAACTGATCCTGCATTATCCATGCTATTTGCTTGCCATTTGTAAGTAATTGCAGAAGTTGTTGCTGGAGAATCTAAATAATTTACTCCCATTGAAACTGCTCCATATGAATCAGTAGCCCAATATGCAGAACTTGAAACTCTTGTTCTACTTCCAGCAGCATCACCTATACAAATAGCAGTGCTATCTCTCATTAAACGACCACCTATTTTAGAAACTGCATTATTCCATCCACCATATACATTGACAATAATTAGAAATTTACTACTTGTGGATCTTGGTGTGATAGACACACTTAATCCAGTTACATCAGCAAATGTTGATGATGAAAATGATGCTGTGTCTGTTTTTGTAGCACTGACTACTTGCAATACGCTACCAGTTGGTAACTGACTTGAAGTTAAAGAACTAGCAGATGTTAATACATTACCACTTGTTGATGGCAACGTAAGTGTAGTAGTGCCAGCAACTGATGGCGCTGTAAGTGTTACTGATCCGCTGGTATCTCCAGCTATGACTACTGAACTCATGCTAATTGCTCCTGTGTTGGTTTAGCTAATGTAGGATGTTCCCATTTAGCTATGTAATCTCCACGACCATCAGAGTCGTTTTGTAAGATAATAACAGTCATAAAGTCTTTATCTTCTAACTGTGGATATATTGATTTAATCTTTTCGTATAATGTCATTATGCAGCCCTCGCTAAAAATCCAGACATTCTAGTATATTCTCCAGCAGATGGAGCGACTACTGTTAAAGTTCCTGTTCCATTTAAATATACATATAACTCAACATAATCAGTAGAACCATTAAAATAAATTAAATCACTATATGATGCATATACATAAGAACTGCTTGCACTGAAAGGAAAATCTATTCCTCTGGAATAAATACTGCCATTTTTAAAAAAAGTTAATATAGCCCTTCCTAAATTTGAAGATGCTCCAGCTGTTAATGTTCCATTAATTTGATAGTATCCAGCTACTTGAGGCGTAAATCTATAATTAGTGCTATTATCAAACGCATTAGCAGTATCAAAAGTTTCTGTATTTAATTGAACTTTAGTAAACGTAGCAGCAGTAATTGTTTGATCTGAAGCTCTATATGCACTAAACGCTGGTCCAGTAGGAGCTAATACTTTTCCACTAGCCATAGATAATCCAGTGCTATTAATTGTAGCAATTGTTGTGCCACCAGACTGTAAGTTTAAAGTTCCTGTATTATCAGCAGTGGTTATTATTCCACCAGCGCCACTTGTTGATGCATCTATTGAAGCCATCTATTTCTCCTATAATACTACCCAGCGTTGTCCGCTAGGCACAGTGACTGCGACACCACTTGCAATCGTTATTGGACCAACAGACATACCATTGGTGCTTGTTGTTAATGTATAGTTTGCACTAATTGTTTTTGTGTTCTCATATATTGCACCACCAGCAGATGCGCCACCACCGATAGATCCCCATGCAGATCCATTGTATCCTTCAAATCCTGGTGTAGAACTGTTGTATCGAATATAACCAGCTTGAGGAGATGCATCTCTTTGTGCTGTTGTGCCAGCTGGTAACTTAGCAGATCCTGTAGTTGTTGTGTATCCAACAGCTAATAGGTTTGTTCTAGCTGTCGTAGTATTTGCTACGTCAGATAAATTATTAGCAGCAGCAAGATATGATGCACCAGATACATAAGCAGCTACCCATGCTGATCCAGTATATAAACGCATTTCTGGAACAACTGTATTGTAGTATAAAGCACCAGCAAGTAATGCATTGCCATCATTATCTACTGTAGGATTAGATGATTTAGATCCTAGGTATCTATCATCAAATTGATCGTATGCAGCTAGTGTTGCATCACGTGCAGCCTCAGCAGCAGTCTGAGCAGATGAAGCATTAGATGCACTTGTAGCAGCATTAGAAGCTGATGTAGATGCATTAGATGCAGATGTTGCCGCAGCATTAGCATGATACTTAGCAGAATATTCTCCACCAGCTACAGTGCCAGAAGTCTTTGTTGCCCAATCATTAGCTAAGATTGCAGATGCAGCAGAGTCGTTAGAGTATTTCTTAGCTGAGTATTCTGATCCATCTACTGTGCCAGATGTCTTAGTAGCCCATTCTTTAGCAGCACCTTTGCCAGATGAATTAGTTACACCAGTGCCACCAATAGACCATGCTTTAGATGAATAGTCTGTAGAATCTACAATACCATCAGTTTTCTTTGCCCAATCAGAAGCTAATGCAGCGCTTGCACCAGCGGCAGCAGCGTCTACTACTAAAGCCCATTTAGTTGAGTCAGCATTAGTTGATATAGGAAGTGAGCCAGATGATGTATGTGCTGTTACGCAAATATATACGTTGCTATTTGTTGTATCTTTAACTTGATCTCTGTTCTGATATGATGTGCTAGCAGCCCAATTACCACGCCATATACCAATAGGATCACCAGCGACTGGATTGCCAGATGAATCAAATGCTAATGTTCTACCAGCACGTGTAGTGTTATTAGGTAGTGTCATATTAATAGACGTTGGATCTGTTACAGGAGCTTTAATTGAACGCTCTGCTGTTTCAGCTACTTGTTGCACAAAGATTGTTTCTGAGTCTAATTCTGTATTAAGTGTATTAGCAAAGAAGTCACCACCAGTTACAAAGTCTGTTGATCTTTGGATTGGTCTTGCACCAACGATTGTAATACGATCAGATCCAGTAGCGGCTGATACTAATGTAACTGATCCAGTTCCAGTAGTTGAACTAATAGATACTGTATAATCTGTTGTTAATGTGAGTAATGCGTCATTCTTATATACAGCGATATCTGTATTTACAATAACTGGGAATGAAAAAGCATATGGTCCTACACCAGCAGAGCCAGTATAGACCACACGTCTTGCTACATTGGTAATTGGATAGTCAGCCATTATTTTTCCTTTGCCTTATTTTACTATGGATTTGTAGAAAAGCGAACAAATTTTCTATTCTTATTTATAGCTTTTGTCAAGTCCTGATATTTGGCTATAACTTCATTGCCATCTTGATCCATATACTTGCCACTATATTGAGCATCATAATCTTGATCGTCTGGTAAATCAGGGTTATATTTCTGTAAATCACCGATCATCATGCGTTTTGCTTCTTTTCTATACATTGTTACAATACGATCAATTTCTTTGCGTTTATCGCCTGGTGGCATAGGAGTTTCTCCACGAGCTGCTCTATCCCTATCGATATCTTTTATAATTAATGGAATAGCTTTCTCCATGTTTACTGTACCTAATTCTGTGCCATCAGAGCTATATTGAGTAAGTTTAATCTTTTGACCATATAACTTCTTAAAGTCATTATATTGCTCAGCATTTAATGGAACGCCATCCCATATCCTAGCTGGCATATTAATACCATGTTTATTATCAAATAGCACTTCATCCATTTCAGACTTGCCTGTAGATGTAGCTGATACGAATGGAATAGCATTGACCCATAGATCCATGACTGTATTTTTAGTAAACTTCTCACGACCAGCATTGTCTAACTCTTTAGTTAAATCGCCACGTAATACTGGGATTCTTCCAAGTAGTTCATTCTTAGCTTGTTGATATACCTTTTCAGCTCTTTCACCAATACCACTACCAACGATAATTTCATCAGCCATCTTAGAAGTAGTAGGTCTATCAATTAATCTTGCAACGTGAGCTGATTGTGTAGATGTAGCTAGGCCAACACCTGGTGTACCCATGACTACAGATTTAGCCATTTGTCTTGACATAGCCTCAAATACGTTAAGCATCTTCTCGCCATTATCTTCAAACTTACCACGACCCATAGTAATCAAATCACCTACGAATTGCATAGTATTTAAGTTTGTTAAGTATTCAGCATTAGCACCAATGATAGCGCCAACATAATTACTTACAGTGCTTGAGTTAGGATCTTCTTGTGCAAACTTCATAGTATCTGAGAAGTCAGCACCTACAGCCATTACTTGAGCTACTTGGTCAAATCGTTTATAAGATACATAATAAGCATCGTTAGCTTCATTGACTTCTGTATAGCCTTTAAGTTTATCTACAACATCTAAAGACATCCAAGATTTAGGAACTCTAATAGAATATTCTTGTCTACCTAATTTATGCCATGCATCTCTTTGGCCTGGATCTGTAGGACCTTTTCCAGTAATCCAGTCATCACTTGCAGCTAATGCTGTCAATGAAGATACAGTAGCGCCAACAGCTAATCTAGCTTTAGCACGATCTCTATATATGCCACCACGATTCCAGTCTTTATAGAATTGTGGAGATATGAAATTCATACCAGGAATACGTGAAGCACCTTGGTCAAATATCTTAGTCAATGTACCAGAGAATGGCACCATTGTTCTAATGATAGGCAATTGCAATACTTCATTGACTTTATCGTAATACTTGCCTGGACCAGTTTTCTCAAAGTCATATGAGAATGATATGAGTTTACGTACTTCTTCTACATTATTATAGATATCTGCTGGTTGCTCTCTAACAAATTTAACTACTTCATCTTTAACAATAGCACTTGCTTCATCTAATGATTTACCAGATCTTTGCAATTCATTTAGTCTATTAGTAGCAAACTTATATGCTTCTCTATGTAATGCCATACGAGCTACGCTAGATGATACTAATTCATCACCAGAAGCTAATGCTCTAAATGGAATAGATTGTAAGAAACCATTAGCATCTAAAGTTTTACCAATAAATGTATCTGTAAGGTCACCAGTTCTAATTAACTCTTTTGACGTAAATGGAATGGTTACAGCAGTATCTGATAAGTATTCTGCTGATAATGGCATATCTCTTACTTCACCTTTATAACCAGCACGTTTACCAGTCTTAATAACATTAGATGCGCTTTCTAAACCATCAAGCATACCATTGCGCCATCCATGCCATCCAGCTATAACTTCGCCATCAACATATTCTTCACCAGCAGCTTTAAGTCTGCGCTTAGTAAAGCCAGCTTGTATACCATCTTCTATGGACATTAATCCACCATGAGTTATAGAACCAAGTAAGTTCTCAGCCCATGTTTTAGCGTCATTAAGAATATTACTTTGGAATGTATACCACATACCTTCGCCAAGTTTATTCCAAATATTCTTTTGATTCTTGAGAAGTTCGTTCTTGCCTTTGCGTGTTGGTGAGCTTACATAGAATTCAGCAAATTTACGTAATACGCTTTCATTAGCTGTTTCATCTAGCAATGCTTGGAATTCCTCACCTTGCAATGCTGGACCCATATCTTTAGCACGTTTAAATACATTCAATGATCTAGCTACGTCAGTTTGTATACCAGCCATTTGTTTTAAAATTACATCGTGATATGCTAATTGTTGTCTAAGATTAAGTTTATCTACATCGCTCAATCCTTCTGTTACATATCGATTCATAAGATCATCAAGATATGCAGCACTATCATCATGTAGTTTAATAAAGCCAGCAAGATTAGTAGCCAACTCTGAATTACCTACTTTAGATGCAAAATCTTCTCCAGCTAGAATTTGACGTGCAGATTGTTCTGGTACGCCACGTTCAATAGCAGCATCAAACATTTCTTGTACTGTCTTAGTTTTAACAGTTTGATCTTTTAATAAGGTTTGTGTAGTAGCTTGTACAGTAGCTTTTAATGAATCCTCATCAAATGGCACTGTAGAAATTCTTAACTCTGGTGGTTTAACACCTTCTACACCAGCAGCCTGAATCTCTTGCTTCTTACCAGTTACCTTTTTCATCTTGCTTTCTGGTACAGGCTTAACATCAATAGGTGTAGGATTATCTGGTATATTAACTTCAGCTTCATTTCCACCTGGCGTACGTTTAGGTCTTTGTGTAGCTGGTCCTACTTTTATCTCACGTTGTATCTTTGTACCAGGAACTTCTAATGTTTCTTTAATAATCTTTTTTGCAGCAGATTCTACTACAGATCCAACACCAGCAACCAATATAGGTTCTTCTTGTGTAAATACAGATGGCTCAATAGGATCTACTGGCTCATTAATGATAGGAGCTGGGTTATCTTCAACTGTATCTTGAATAACCTTATCTGTTGCTAAGTTTTCATTAATAGTCGTAGCAACATCTTGTTCCATCTGATTTAAACGATTCTCTAAATTTTGATTTTGAATTGTCATTTAATAGCCTTTGTCATTGCTGAGATGCCTTTTGATATTTTCTTGCCAGCCTTTACATATCCACCAGGAGCAATAATTTCTCCCATAGATTGGTAAGGCATATTTCTTAAACCTTTAAAATAGTTACTATTGCTATCTAAAAACTCTTTGATCTTTTCTGTAGTTGGCAATATTGTATCTTGTTCAAGTCCAGTTAAAAACTTTTGTAGCTTTGGCTTATCTTCTTCGCTATTAGCCATATTAATCACGCCACGCAATATCATTTCAAGATCACCAGGTAATCCAGCAAATGCTTGTGCAGCACCTTTTACTGTAGCTACTGGAGCATCAACTAACACAGCTTGAGCTACTTCTGATGGCTTAGCAATAATACCTTTAGCTTCTAATTCAGGAGCCATAGAAGCTCTAGATTTAGGAACATATGGTGTTTCTACTGGAGCCTGTGCAACTTTCATTGGCTGTTCTTCAGCAACAGGAGGCACTGGACCAAACTCTTGATCTAGTCTCCAATTCTCATAGTTATCAAATATGTTATCCATAATATCTCTTATTTAATATTAGCTTCGTCTATTTGCGCTTTTCTAATAGCATCTATATATTTAAGAATTTCCTCTTTGTTCTTATATTTGCTACGAGTTACGTTTTGTTTAAACATATTATATACATTATCATCTGCCAATGATTCTGCTGGTAATGGTAATTTTATATCTTTAGTTTCAATAAAAGTATCATATGCTTCTTTATTCTTATTAACTGTAGATCTAGCAGAAACTTCTTTCTTTCTCTTTTCTTTAATGCCTTCTAAGATATCTACATATCTAGTTGGTTTTTCAGGCTTACCTACTAATTTATTATGTTCTTCATTTGCAACGCTAATAGTTTGAATTTCAGATCTTACAGCATCTTCTTTCTTTGCTCTTTGAGATCTATTGCCAGAAGGTACAATTTGATCTACATAGTCTTTAACTTGCTCATCAAGGTATGCTTCTGATTTATTAGCGTATACACCATACACATGTTTATTTAAAGCATATCTTCCAATGCCTAGTTCAGATCCTCTTACTAATACTTGATCCCATGTATCAAATTTACCTCTACGAATTTCATCTTTAATCTTCACTACTTGATCTGTATATTCAGCTTCAGTTTCTTTGCTCTTACGTATTTCATCTACAGTCTTTGGTGATCCAAGATTAGGATTACGTATAGTCATAGATGTCATTTTAGCTAATAAATCTGTTTTTCCTGTTTTAAAGTACTCTGTTTCTAAAGCATTAAAGACTTTCTTATCTTCTTCAGTTTGTAATGAAATAGCATCTTTACGTGCAGAATCTAAGTTATTAAGCCTTGCTCTTACTTGGTCAATGACCTTAGCTTTCTTACTATTACCTTGCTCATCAAATCCTAGCATGCCAAAGTAATCAGTCATATCACCAGCAATGCCTTGATTAAGATTATTGATGACTTCGTAATCATTAGTAAATGTTTTCTTGTCAGTTAGATGAGTAACAATGCTATCCATAATAGCAGCATCAATGACTTCTTGATGTTTATTAGCATATTTAAGTCTGTACTCTACAGGCAACATTGCTACACGAGTTTTAATGTTATTAATATATGGCTGTACTTTAATAGCAAAATCAGCTGGGTTATTGTTCTTAATAAGATCTGGCAAATCAGCTTGAAAATTCTTAACATCTTCATCTGTTCTGATTACATTATCAGCTACATTTCTTTTTGCTATCTCAACGTCTACCTTTTCAAGTAAATCATATCCTTGTGCGCCAATAGATGCTTTAAACTTTAATGCTTGATCTGGACTAATCTTAGCCAATGTATTGCCATAACCATCTACTAAACCAGCTAATGTTGATTTAATTTCTTCTCTGTCGATAGGTAAGCCAGATTTAATAACTTCATTAATCTTGCTCATCTCACTGCGAGCTTCTGTTTCTAGTTCTGTTCTAAATCCTACAGCTTGAACTTCTCTAGCAGCTTGACCAAAATATGTATAATCTTCTGAGAATAAAGTAACTGGATCTACATTGTTTTGAATAGCATCAGCATATTGTTTTAATGTAGGCTTGTTAGTAACAGCATATTCTGCACCAGCTTGTTTAGCTTTTTCAGCAGCTGACTTAAATGCAAACTCTGAAATCTTATCAAGACTTTGTTGCAATGACTTAGATCTTGTAATGCTTTCTTTAACGTCAGCAAATTGCAATGGCTGTGTTTCAGCCAACATAATGTTTTGTCTTTGATATCTTGGATTATCTGCCATAATTAAACTCCTTTCCAGTAGCTAGTACTGCCTACTGCTGGAGCCGCAGCAGTTGTTCCAGATGTTTTATATACCTTGCTAAGTTCGAATGCGCCAGTAGCTAGTTTAGATGCAGCATCTAATGTACCACTTCTTAAAGCAATTTCACCAGCTGTACCAAATATGTCAGCTTGTGTTGATCCAGCCATAAGAGCATTAGAAGCATTGCTAATGTCTGCCATATAGTCTCTACCAGCTTCTCTTAAATTCATTGTTTCAACTAATTTAGCTGATCCTTCAAAACCTAATACGCCACCAGCATATCTACGTGTAGCATTAGCAGCATTAGCTGCTGTAACCTTACGTAATGTTTCATTAGCTCTTTCTTGATATTGTAATGCTTTACGAGCAGCATCAGCTTCTGTTTGCATCGCTTGTAATCGATACATAGCAGCCTGATTTTTAGCCTGAGACATGCTTTGGCTTGCGCTCATTAATGTAGAACCAACAGATAATGCTATTTGCCAAGACATAATTATGTTCCTTGATGGACTCCTACTTTATATTCTAAACCTAATAATGTAAATTTCAATGGTGCGCTTTGAGTAATCGTAATCTTTGCTTCGTTACTATACCCTAAAATGCCATGTAATACTTTAGTTCCTGTATAATCTGGCACATCAGCATCTAATGTAGATGGTGTGTCAAATGATCTAAATGGAACTTCTATGTTATTAATGACCATGTTTTGTGTTTCATAGACCAAAGCATTAACTTCAACAATACGTTTCTTAAAGCCTAATCTTGTGCCTGATTGAATCTTTAAGTCAATTGGCATAGTTGTTGCTTGTACTGATATAGGTAAACCTACTTCATAAGCTGATGTAGATGCTCTAGTAAATGTTACTGTGCCACCGCCTGGAACAGTTTGATTTGGCTGTACAATGCCATCAAGCAATATATTAACTTCTTTACCAGCTACATGAGACATGGATGCAGTAGATGATACACCACCAGTGACAGCACTATCAGTCAATAATGAATGGTCAAATCGTTCTACATAATATTGAGCTGTACCGCTAATTGTGCGTTTAACCACAGTATAAATAGTTGTAATATCTACGCCAACATCTAAGAACTCACCACTAGCTGTTACAAACTCTGATGGAGCAATGACGTTTTGTGAACGCATAATAGAATATGCAGCCATCGTACCATCTGTACCATTAGTAATTAATAATAGATCATTCTCATCTGTATCCACAGCACGTCTTAATGCCATACGTGTAGGATTTTTTAATAGATGTCCTGATAATAGAGATATCTTAGAAGTAAGATAAGTTAATTGTGTATCAGAATATGCAATCTCACTAAGTATCTTACCTTGACGTTGTATAAATAACACGCCTGATTCTAGTTGCTGTACTCGAATGCCTTGTTTACTACCAGCACGACCCGTAGTAGATACAAAGAATGATGTAGGTGTAATTGGCTCTAGACCTTGTTGTGGTACATAGAACTCACCACCAGTTGTAAATATCATTAGATCACGACCAGAGATAATATCTGTAATCGCATTGAATGTATTAGTATCTAGTGTAGCTTCTACAGAATCATCATCTAATCCTTCTGTGCCTTCAAAGTCAAAGAAGATACCAACTTTAGATCCCCATACTGTAGATGGTCTAGATTTAGATCCACCGAAGTATAAACGACCTTGATGAAATGTAACTGTTCTTGGCCATCCTTTTGTGCTTGACCATACGTTTTCATAACCAGATTCATATTCCCATGATCCAGAAGCAATGGCAGATGTATTAAAAAATGGAAAGTCAGTAATAGCATCTACAACTGTACCACTGGTATACTTAACAATTTTAGCTCTACCTTGTGGACTTGCATTTACATATTGACCTACTGATGCTGCACTAAATACAGACGCTGATGCTGTCAATGTAATCTTACCTGATACAGCAGATGGTGTTAATGTTGCAGCTGGATTAGATACGCTTAATGTAAATGCATATTTAGGAACACTATCAAAACTAATAGCAGATGCAGTCCATGTAGCATCATTAGCTCCACGTACAATTTTAATTGGAGCTACATCTTCATGCACTACAATCAATGTATCAGCAGATTGTGTCCAGCACATATTGGCTAGTTTAGCTGATGATAATGATACGCCTGATGTATCTAGATATGGATTGCCAGATCCGTTAATGTTAGTAATTAATGCGCCATTTTTATACACATACATGCGATTATGTGTAAAGCAAAGCATATAACTATCTGATGTTGAGAATTCAAATGCAACTAATCTAACACCATTAGCAGCAGATTCTGTACCTGAATTAGGAAGTGCATTAATATAACGCAAACCATTACGTCTAGTGATACCACCTTGTGGCTGACATAATACGTTCTGAGCTGTCTCTAAACCATTTTCATATGACTTAATATCTATACGTGAGCGTAATAGAGGATCTATTTCACCCGCAGTAAAGTTAGTTTGAATGGTTACAAAACGAGCCATTAGTATCTCACGTTAATTAATGAGAAGTCTTGTATAGCGTTTACTGGTTGTCCTTGACCATCAATATTCATAGCTTGTCTCATGTATCCACCACGACCATTTTCTCCTGGTGTACCGACAGCTACTGATTGCCAATATTGAGCTTTTTCTGTTTGGTCTGTAATAGGCACAGATAGATGCCATGCCAATAGATATTTAAGCAATTGAATAAAGTATGTAGGCATAAGTGACTCTGGTACTGAGTATTGATAATCTACCCATACTTCTTCATAATCTGTAAGAATCTTATCTCCCATAATTCTATACTCATTACGTACAGGAGAACCAACTTCATTAGCATCGTACACCGCTCTTGGTGAACCTATGCGATCAGAAGGTAATTGATATTCGTATTTATATTCGGTAACTGGTGTAGTGACCAGTCTAGCACATTGAACTTTCTTAAATGAAAAAGACCATGGGTAAGTAATTAACGCTTGGTCTCTAATATCTGGATATAGTCGGTCGCATACAGATGATTCATCTGTACCTTCTGTGAAGGATGATATAGGTCTTGCACCTAACATTAATAGTGAATCAGAACAAACTGATAATGCTGAATCTCCAGCTGCCATACGCTATCTCCAAATGTGAGAATAAGGTGGATGCAAAAACACCCACCTTACCCAATTTATTACAGATTATTAGTCTGTATTTGTTACTGTTAAAGCTGTTGTATCAGATACGTCTACAACGCCAGCAGCTGAAATTGTCATCACAACGTGCTGACCAGCTGTTGAAACTGCACCACTAGAAGTAGTAACGCGGAAAATCACGTCACCAACTTTTAATAATGAAGCTACGCTATTGAAATAACCTGATGTATCAACTGTTGCAGCAGCATCAGTAGTAGTATAGCTCCATAATTGTGGAGCATTACCAGCTTTTGATTGACCGCCGATTGGTTGAAAATTTGTACTGTTAAAAGCCATGTTATTTTCTCCCTAGATTAAGATTCGCGGCATGTTAATGAAACGATACCCTCTGCATCGATCGTTGTTGCAGTCGCAGAGAAAACAGCATTTACTAAGTATGATGTTTTTTCTGGAATGTAATTGATCTCTGTGCGAGGAGCGATACCTTCAGCATAACCAACAGCATCTTTATGGAATGCAAAGATTGTTCTGTCTAAAGAACCATCAATTGCTAAACCACCTTCTGAACGATCACCTAATACATGGAATGTGAAACCTAAGAATGTATTGATTTCACCAGCTACAAGAGCTTTAACTGTATTAAAGTCAGAAGAAGTTACTGCTGTTTCTGAAAGTAATGATGCTAAGTTGTTACCATGAAGAACGATATGACGACCTTCTGGTGGAACATTGTTTTTATCTAAAAGACGTTTAGCTTCACGTAGTTTAGCTACGTTTAAGTTAGAGTCAGTTGCACCGATATCGTTAGACACTGTTAATGCTGTTGATGATGTAGCAAGTGCATCAAGAATCATTTGATCTTGTCTACGACCGATAGCATTAGCAACTAATTGAACTAACTCTTGTCTTTCGTCAAAGTTTACTTTTTGTTGCATGAAAATGTCTGAATACTCAGCTGCATTCCAGTCTGCTAAAGTAGCAGTTACTTGGCTCCAGCCAGCATTTAGAGGTGTTACGTCTGTTTGTGGGATTCTTAAAGTAGCAACACCTTTGCCTACTTTAGGAAATTTTACTACTGAACCTTCAACGCCGCGTCTTTGGCGAACTGCACCAACTAACTCTGCCTTACCTTGGTAAGCCTGTTTAACTTCGGCATCAAAGAGCGTTACAAAAGCGCTTGATAATCCAATTGCCATGTTGTTCTCCTAGAATTGATAAAAATAAAGTTTATCGCTTTGGTTAGCCAGACAAATCCTGGGCCAGTGCTTGCTATTTACGATAGCCAAACGACAAGACGACTTGCGTGAAGGGTTGCGAATGCAATGAGCCTTGTACGATTTTTAGCATATTTTGCAAATTTGTGCAAGTATTTTGCGTAAAAGGCAAAAAAAAGACCCGCCTAAGCGGGTCAAGCGAACTACGGAGTCTTACTATGAACCAAATGACGCTTGGAACATTCTTTCAACTTTAGCACGATAAGCTGGATCTGTTTTATATTTAGGATCTCCTACCATTGCATAAAGTTCTTCTTTTGATGGAGCGCCAGAGACTGGAGCGCTATCTGTAGGTACGCGACCTTCATAAGCACCTCTGAGTTTTTCTAATGCAGCAAGGCCTTTTGCAGTGCCTCCCATGTATTTAAACTCCTCAAAGTCATCTTTACCCCAAATACCTTTGTTTACTAAACCACTAGCCCATTTAACCATGCCATTAATGCGAGCATCTGCATTAGGACCAAGCGCTTTCTTCTCTTGTTCTAGATTAACAGAAGTCGTTTGTTGAGCTTCAAAACCCATTTCTACAACTTTGCTCACTAAGCTATCTAAAGCTGATTGACTTACGCCATATTCTTTAGCCCAAGATAGTACGTGATTGCGTACGGGATCTTCTGCTGGAATATCTTTGAATGCGGCTACATCATAGTTACCATCTGCTGGTGCCTTGTGTTTACCTTGTGAGATTTGTTTACGTAGATCAGTCCAAGATTTAGCCATTGCCTGTAGATCAGGTTCTGCTTCATCTTTCTTCCAGAAATTCTCTGGCCACCAATCTGGTCGTTCTAGAGGACTATCATCATCTTCTGGATCTAAATGTGATATCTCTGTCTTTTGTGGATTTACTTCTGTTGCTTCTGTTTCTACTGATGCGCTGTCGAGTAGGCCAGTTTCTTGAGATACTTCCTCAGTGCCACTAGGCTCGATGTTGTCGTCTATCATTACATTTTCCTTGCTCTAATTAACCTTGCTTCAATGTCTCTCACAATACTATTCTGACCTTCACGATAGTACGCATAACTTGAGTCGCTACCAGGCAAGGCAACTGGTTGCTCTAAAACTGTTTGACGTAACCACGCCAACAGTTTCTGTCCATCATCATTATTAAAAACTCTTAATGCTAATCTATCTAAATCTTCTCTTGCTTGTGATACATTTCTTACATCTAATGGAAGTGCTTGATCTAAATCTTCCCATCCAGCCATTACATCATCCCTTTAGTTGCGGCTTCTACCATGCCAGGCACTGCTTCTGGGTTTTGCTGTGCAACTTGTTGTGCAGCATCTGTCATTTGTTTAGCCATTGTTGCGCGTTCTTCTTGAGTGTTACGTATCTTTTGTGGGATACCTAATTTCTCAGCAATAAAGTCCATCATAGCATCTGTTTTCAATGTCATTTGAGCTTGTGGTCCAGCTTGTTGTACGATTTGAGCGTATTGTAATACGTTCTGTACATCTTCCATGCTTTGAGCCATAGCTAATGGTGCTACTGCTGATACTTTAATCTCAAGTCCATTGACTTTAAGAGGAAGATCAATAAGACCACGAGAATCCATCACTCTTAAAATCTTAGTAACCAATGGTATCATAGTTTCATTTATCAGGCGACCAAAAGCTGAACCTAAGTTTTGTGATAATTCTTTCATTCTTTCTACAACTTCTGTAGCAGAACGAGCTGACATATTATCTGGTGGCAATGATTCATCTAGAAGAATACGCTTAATACTCATGCGTAAGTCATTCATAATGATTTGTGATACATTGAAATCACCAGCACGAGTCAATGGTTTTAATGATTCACCTTGTGGGCCACCATTACGTGCTACAGGAATAATAGCACCAGGAATAATCTTAACTGTATTAGGATTCAATACGCCATCATCAGCAGCTGTATATACACCAGCAATAGCTAATGAAGCATTCTTGAGTAATAACTCTAATGTTTTGTTAAGTGTTTTAATATCTGGCAATGCAGTGATAAGTGGACCGCGACCATAGATCTCACCAGCTACTTTTGCATAGCGTGATACAATCCATGGACTTTCTTCCATACGTCTATATACTAACTCAGTCTTAGATTCTTTGTGAATTACGTGATAACAGAAGTCACCACGTTTTTGATCTAATACTGTAGCTTCAATAAATTCTAAATCTTCTGTAGGTTTTTGGTCAATTTTCTTTTGCAAGTCATCTGGAATAACTGCATCAGGCCATTGACGCATAATAGACTCACCTTTAAGGCGCATACGTCTATATACATTGTCTACTTGACCATTAGCACCTTCTTCAAATGATACTAAGAATTGTGGTACAGGAATAAAGTTAAGTGGATTAACGTCATCACCTGGTTGTACCATCATCACAGCAGTACCTACAGATAAATCAAGTAAGAACTCACCAATAGCAATATCAAAGTTTGATTGCTTGAGTGATGCAAATAATTTATCTGAGTAAACATCTAATGCTGCTTGTGCTTCTTCTTTACGATCTTCAGGAATATCTGGTCCTGGTTCAAGTCTGCACCATTTACGTTGTGGTGGGAATATGCCAGATTGCATACGATTAGCAAATCTTTGTGTAGAATTGATTGCTGTAGAATCAAATACACGATTCATTTTCTTTTGACCACCTACTTTACCTTCGTAGTATCCGTCATAAAGATTACGTTGTGGCAACGCAAATTCATAACATTCTTCGTATAAAGATCTAAAGTCCTCTTTTTTAGTGAGTGCTTTATCGTGTCGTTTTAAAACATCCTCTGCGGATAATCTCATCATTTCTGCCATAATTAATCTTTCTTATGTGTATTTGCAAACTTCTTGGCTGCTTCTTTACTACCAAATCCCCAAGCCTTTAATGCCAATTTTAATCTTGTTGGTCTACCTTTTTCATCTACTAACGGACCATCCATTCCACCAAAGCGAGCAGCAAAAGACACACGCCTAGGATTAGTACCGCTCTTGACTGGTGCTTGTAGATTACCACCTTCTTTTCTTTCAAAGTGTTTTCTTCCAGCTTCATTTAATCCACCTTTAGGATTTTGATATTTCTTTAAAGTCATTATTCGTACCACTCTAAATGTAAATAAGCCATGTGATCTGTTCCGTTCACATTAGTTAATCTAAATAAATATGTTGTTAATGGTGCCAATACTTGTTCTGTAGATCCAGCAATACCACCGCCAGATTTTTTACCAGCTCCTCCAGCAATAAATTCAGCTTCTAATAATGATCCAGTAGATGTTACTGTAGGATTAAGTAATATTGCACTTGCACTTGTAGAAGCAATTGTTCTATTTCTAGAAAAAGCATTTAATGTTGTGCCACCAGTGACTACTGCATTTTCATATAAATACATTTCAGCATCTCCTCCACAGTTTGCATCATATACAAGATGTGGTTTAATTCCACTTGCAAATGCTATAGCAATATCAATACTTGTTCCAGCAACTAACATTGAACTATGTGGATATAATACATATGCATAAAATGCACGACCTTCATGTAAACGTAAATGATTTACGTCTATAGTAGGAAATGGCTTATCAGAACTAGATATATAACTTATGCCATCTTTATCAACGTATGCTGGATTAACATGACGTGCTTTAGTGGTATCTGATTCTCTTAATACATTAATAGCCATTAATCTTCTTCTGTATCATTGTCATGCATTTCAAGTTCTTTATCTACTTCTGCATAACGAGCATCATCTATTGGACCACCAACTAACCATGCATCACATGTTCTTGTAGCTGCACATTTAAAAGAAAATAATTCGCAAAATCCTAAATCTGCTGATGCTATCATTTCTTCATCATATCCACCTTCAAGATTTTTAGCTTTCTCTAAACCTTGCTTGATACAATCCAACATTTGCGTTGTTTTTATAAAAGCAGAGCAATTACCACATCGCATGGTTTTTGCTTCTTCTTCTGTATTATTATACATAATAGCCTTTTTAAGCCAGAAAATCTTATTAGGTTCTTCTGGATTAGCTGGGCCATAGCCATAATGCTCAAACGCATAGTTTCTGTTTTTTAAATTAACAGAAATATCTTGCGTAGGTAACGGACATGATCTTTCTTCCATTATTTTTTCTTAGCCATTCCAGCTTCGCTCATAGCAATTGCTACAGCTTGCTTTTGAGATTTAACTACTTTACCGCCTTTACCTGAATGAAGTGTACCTTCTTTCCATTCACGCATGACTTTATGTACTTTAGCTTGCATCTTATCTTTTTTCATTTATTTTCCTTTTCCATAGCGTTGTATTAAAAACTGTTTCATTTTTTTAGCTTGGCCTTCTGTCATACCTTTACCTTCATGTGGATCTTTACCAGTTAATTGCATATAATCCTCCATCCATCCAGTAGGATGATTTAATGCTTTTAAACTTTCTCCTTTAGGAGTCTCACTTGGCCAATGGTATTTATTATCATCTGGCGCATATCTTTCTGGTTTAACTCCAGCTTTCCATGCAGCTCTATAGTTATAATCCTTGCTATTTAAATCAGGATCTTCACCATAGTTTTGTTTGTATTCTTTATACCAATCGCTACTTTTAACTTCTTGTTGAAACTTTTGTTCTTCTGCGGCAGTAAGATTAGCTTTTGCTTCTGGAGCAATGCTATATTCTTTTTTGCCTACCATTCCACTCATTACATTAATCCGCCACCAAGTGTTGTATCTGTACCTAAACTATCTGCTGTTGTGCCTGATAATAAAGATGCTGATCTACCACGTCTAGCTCTTTTGAATGAAGATGCTTTTTCAGCTTCTGTTCTAGCTGGTGCTACATCTACTGGTTTTGGTGCTTCCACTGGTGCTGGTGCTGGTGCTGGTCTTGATCCTCCGCCCATGTTATAGTCCTCCTGATGCGCCAAGCGTATCTGTTACGCCTGTTTCTGGGTTTAATCTTTCTTCTGCAAGCAATGCTCTAGCACCACCACGTTGTCTAGCTTGACGTTTTGCTGCTAAATCTTCTGCAAGTTTTACTTTATCTTGCTCTGCTTGCGCTCTTAGTCTTTCTGTTTCAGCTTGTTGCGCTCTAATTTGAGCCTCGGCTGCTGATGTATCTGGCTTACCACCGCCTAATAATCCGCCCATTACTGTCTCCTCATTAATGTATAATCATCTTTATCTGCGCTATAACGTAGCATATTGCATTCTGGTACAAAATATAACGCTTTAGCCCAAGACATAGCACGAGTATCTAGTGTTTTAACAGTTATTTGCACTCTGTGCAAGTTAAATAATATCTCTACGATATCAATAAATGTTAAACCAGCTTTTGTCATAGCTATTGGATATCTTCTAGATTGCTCTGATAGCAAAGACCAGAACTCTGCCACACCTTTCCACAGCATAGTAGCACCAAATATAGCTACTGGCTTACCATAAACAAAGGCTGTAATGGTAGGACCACATTCTGACTGATGATTTATCATGTGTTTAAACTCATGTATGCTTAATGCTTTCTGAGTTTTCATCTCTACACAGTCTAATTCATCTAAATGATGCTGCATATATGGAAGAAAATAGCCACCTTTGACTGGTGGCATGTGTTTTAATATTGATGGATAATCAGTCAAAAACATTAAAGTCAGACTTTGCTACAGTTTGAGCAATAATGGTTGAAGCTGATAATGGACTTTTAGTCATACGCTTATGTTCACCGCCACCAAGTAGCAAGTAACCAAAAGCATCACCTACGTGTGAGTGTTCGTTCTTATTTGGCGCATCTCTAAATCTTTCTTGACCAGCACCAACTGATACGCGCTTGAAATGATAGCCACCAGCGAGTGATTTACGTATCATCTTGCACTTAGTATTAACAATAAGTCCAGGTTTGCCAGCAATTAATCTTTGCATAGGTGCAGCAGCAGCTTCTCGTCTTACTTTAAAGTCATTAGATGGTGTCGGTTGTGCGCGTAATCCTAATGTACGTAGATAATCAAATGCTGTGACTTCATAAATCGCATCACGTTGCATACCAGCTGGGTCTCCCCATAGCATGACTTGAGCTTTTGGGTATTTAGCATTGAGTTCTGCTAGTAATTGCTGACCAAATCGTTCAAGACCCATATCAAATGTAACAATCTCATCTAAAATAATCCATCGGCCATTAGGTAATCGTTGTCCTACCACTGCGGCTGGTGTTAAACCAAAGTCAAGACCGACTTGCAATGCATGTTCAGGATCATAATCTACTTCACCAGACATAGAATGATCGTCATACTCTGGCCATACGGGTCTACCTTCTTGAACGTATGTATATTTACCTTCGGCATAACATTTAATCCAGTCTAAATTCTTACCGCCTAACATCTGCATGTAATAACCCGCTGGTAAGTTACCTACGTTTTCAGCTTTAGGATTAATTTTCCACCAACGACCACCAGAAAATATATGATCGTTTGCTTCTGGATTCTCTGGTAAATTGCCTGGTTCTACTTCTGTAACACCGCCAGGCTGCTTAAAGAATTGCCATGCATATTTACCTGATAACTTTTCTTTCTCGGCTAATCTAAACCACCAGTGGTCATCATCCATTGGATTAGTATCCATCCACACACCATGCCAAGTAGGTCCGCCATCACGTTGTGTCGGATACCGACCCACACGATGTGTAAGTCCATCAATAACTGCTTTAGGAAGTTCACGAGCTTCATTGACCCACGCTCCTGTAAGTTCAAGTGATAGAAGTTTTCTTACGTCTTTAGGTTGATCCAATGCTAAGAAGATTACTTCACAATCAATCCCCGCAGCATCACCCCTTGCTGGGAGTCTAATGTGATGAGTAATAGGAGGAGTATATAGCATCGGACCAAAAGTGTTTTCTGGAAATAAATCTTGCCATGTTTTAATTGTTGTTGTTTTTAATTCAGGATATGAGTTACGCACAATCACAAATCGTGTATAACGAATGCCATCTACTGGAGATGGTTTCTGCCTGACTGCTCGCATCATAATTTCTGCGGCACATGCATAGGATTTACCAGAACCTACAGGCCCCATCAGTCCACGCACGAATGCATCTGACTGTAGGAATTGCCAAGTAGTTGGCGCTGTAGAAAAATCTAAATCAATACCAGGACCATGAATGGCCTTGGTTGATTTCTCTTTTGTATTAGCCATCGATGTCTTTGATTTCGAGTGCTAGTAATTGATTCAACACTGCAATCTGTGCTTGCAATGCATCAATAATCTGTAATGACTCCGTTTGATAAATGTTATTCAATGCATAAGCATCTCGTAACTTTTGAATACGATCTTCTAAATTATTTGGCTGACTCATTAGAACTCTCCTCTAGTTGTAAACGATCTGATACTAACTTAGCATAACCAGCAATGTCAATCCATGAATCTGCATATGTAGGATCTCCATTAACAATACGACCAATCTTATGACAAATCATATCTAATGCTTCTACCATATCAGAAGTAACTGCATCTTCTTTAGCATGATTCTTAATATGTTCATGTATAATCATTTTCAATGCTATTGTAATATTTGCATGAGTAGCAAAACTACCATAACGACTACCACGTTCATCAAGTATTTGACTGATCTGATCCTGTTTCTTCTGTGCTTTCGCCATTATCTATCACCTCGGGTGCGCGTATGTTAATACCTAATACGCTTGGTTTATCTGATTCTTCTGGATTGTCTAATAACCCAGATGCCTTTGCAAGTAAACGTAAGACTCCAACTTTATCCCACAACTCAATATCCAAAGTCGTATAACTATTTCCTTCCTTATCAACTTTAGTATTCGACTTAATGGACTTAATGGCTTGTAAAGCATGGGGCGGTATATCCTTACTCGGTTTAACTTTAATATTACCTTGCTCATCCCATTCCATAATGTCAGTAAGATTTGTATTCGCCATACATAATAAAGAATAACTAACAGCTTCACGATTCTGCTGAAGCGTAGTCGAGCGCTCAAGTTTCTTTTGAAGGCTACGGACACCACCATAGCCAGCAAGAGACGGGATTGGATTTTTCTTTTTGACTTCATCCATTAGAATGGAATATTGTCAATCATATCGTGGATAGGATTTGGTGCTGCATTACTTGGTGCAGCTTTAGCAACCTTTGGTTTAATACTTATTTGACGATATGGTTCACCCGTATGTTGCCCAACACTTTCTTTAATGTTGAGATAATATAAATTACCATTAAGATCTGCAAACTCACCAGTCCACTCTGGATGCCAATCTTCCGTTTTTTTGTCATTCTTCCATGCAGCGCCTGTGCCTGGTTTACGTGGTTTTTTATCTTCTGCCATTATATTCTCCTTATTTAATTGGCGTGGGTCTTACTTTTTTAGTCATACATTCTTCGCAAATCCATCTGCGATTCTTACCATGTGCTGCAATCTTCCATTTACCATTGACACTAAATTTGTATTGGTAGCATGTTGAGCAGAATCTGTCACCAAGTGGACTAGGATCTGCGTGTACATACTTATCCTTCAGTTCCATATTCACTAATACTCACGACTGCTGATCCTCCTGGTTTAGGTGTACTACGTGCAATGGATAACATATCTATTTGTGAGTCGTCATCATACACGTTTGCTGCCATCAATGCATCCAAAATAGCTTTTAAGCAATTATCGAGATCAAATATACGCCTACTTCTAGGATGAATATAAATATTAACAGAAAGGCGAGCATTGCCAAAAGATCCCACTTTGTCCCGAACACAGATGGCTTGGACTGCTGTCTTGAATAATACGCCTTCTTTTGATATAAATCTTCTTTTGCCATTGGCTCTCCAGTATGTATTCACACTTGGTGGATATGGTAGCTCTAATATCATTAAAGGATCTTATTTAACCTTGCATTAATATCATTGTCTTTAGAAAGATACGCTTTAATCGCATCATTGATAATACTTGCTTTTGGTTTCTCTTGATCTTTAGCTGCTTTGTCTAATAACTCAACACTTGATGGTGTGAGTCTAACTAGGAATGGTTTTAATTCTGTACTCATGTGATCTCCTTATACTTTGTTAATTGCTTCACTACTTTCTTCTTGTCTTTTCCTTTGGCCTGTTGTTTCTTTGGTCTTAAAAATACAGGCAAAATACAATCGATTGCTTTATATTCTTTTAGATTAGGTGGATCATCTTTCCATCCTGGTGATTTAAGTTCCACCATACCTTTATCATTTTGATACTTAACTTTGTATTCATAATTGCCAAACTCTTTGGCCATGGAACGCATCCACTCTTTAGCATCCATCAAACTTCTTCTCTACTTCGCCAGTAGACTTGTTGAGTTCATATTCATAATGAAGCCCATCATTACCATTTTGGCCAATGGTATCTATCCTAGAAGTTGTATCCGCCTTTATATCCTGGTCCGTAGTCACATTTGCATTTATTGCATCCGTATTCACATTTGATGCATCCGTATCTACGTTGTTTGTTGATCCATCTTTTGATTTGTTTCCAAATATTAAATCCCAATTGGCTTTCTCCTGTTCCTCAGAAATTAATAATGGTCGTCTAAGTGATCCTTTGCTCATATGCTCAATATATATCTATAAGATATACAAGTCAATAGTATCCTTAACTTGACTTAAAATAATTTATCGCTTATATTAATCATAACGGGGCCATTACCCAGCCCTCCTAAATGTAGTAGCTGACAGATAGGGATAAACGTGGTGTAAGTCGGTGGATCTTTCTTATTAGTTGCTCTCGGATGAGATCAAGTAACAGTATCGGGGATCAGATCACTGAACATAGAGAGTAGTGCCATCTATGTCACCTAGATAAACGAGAAGCTACAACCCTAAAAGGTTAGTAAGATAATTTAACAATACTGTTTTATTATCGGGTTAGGTTCTATTTCGGCACGAACTACATCATGTTCATCTATATTGTCTACAAAGCTCTTGATATCATCCTATTTGGTTTGTATTTAGTCTATATATTTATAAAGGAAATCTTAAGGTAAGGTTTGCTTTTGCTAAGACATACCATGGTGACACGATATCTGTTGTCATGTGTCTTGAAATATGGGGAAAAATTTGTTTGGAGTACCCCACCGATAACGTGAGGGTGCGGGGGGCAATAGGTACTCTTCCAAATTAAACACCATAGGCTTTTCAAATCCCTGAATGCTTACAATGCTTGCAATATAAGGGATGTCATTAGAGGCCTAATGATTTTTAAGGATGCTAAACGAACCTTTAGCTGACTTGAATGTTATAACTTATCGACATGAATGCCTTGAGCTAAGCGAGTCTTAAGTGATGCAATTGAATGACCGCTATTAATGAGCTTTTCTAGTTTCAATAGATCGCTATCAGTTGTTATATATTCAAACAAGCTAGTTATATCATCCACTTGATTATGTTCTGATCTTCCAACTTCCTGAGGTTGCATTGTTTTATCTATCTCGTTGATAAGTTTTGTATGTTTTCTTATCGCTGAGATATCAGAGTTTAAGAATTGATGTTCTTTTAAATCGCTATCTTTTATCTTTTCGTCATAGATAATGCGCCTCGTGTTACCTTTTAGAGCTGGCCATGAATTCTGCACACTTGAGATAATGCCAGCCTTTTCTAGTCTTTTAAGATGCTTAGCGATGTTTTGATGAGTGCAGCCTAGATCGTCAGCAATGCGCTGCAAGCTAACAAAACTATAACCGCCTTTATTGCAATAACTGGCCAGCACTGCCAGCACTCTTAGATTCTCACCAGTAACGCTTTTATTTAAGAATGCCTTTAATGGCACAACGCAGAACTTGCGCAAGTCTTCATTCTTAACGACCTTGAGCTTTATTGGTTCGGGTATATGATAACTTTTACTTATCAACTTGCTATTATTCATTTAATCATTGTATCAAATTTATTTCATTTAACCTATTGACAATCAATAAAAACGAGTCCATAGTCACCACATCGCAGCAATAAATGCGATTTTTAAACAAACCTAGAAAGGTATATAACATGAAAACAATAGCAAACTTAAAACAATATACACCAGAGCATGACGCTTTAATGTCCACTTACTTAGAACCAATCCTTATGGATTATTCTTTTATGGATGATTTTCAGATAAGCGTTAAAGTTCCTGAGTCTTTTACATTTGTTGAATTTAAAAGCGGCTGGGATCAAGACGACTACATTCACAATCGCAAAGCTCACGAGATCGCACGCGATTTAGGACTTGAGTTTCAAGTTTTACAAGACTATCCACGTTATTCACCAAAGGACAAACTACAAGACGCTTTAAGATTCTTTTTTAAAACTGAGGGCGCTGCTTTAAGATTTATAAATGCTATCGAATGCGAGATAGCTGGCGTTACTATTTAAAACTTAACTGACGAGTCCTTAATGGCCGAAACGATCGCGAGATCGTCTTAAGTATAATTAAACTATGAAAGGTATATATTATGACTACGAAACTTCAAAATCTTATCTATTCAATGCTAACTGAATCAACTGGCACTGCTATCGCTGATAGCGGTGGCGATGATGGCCGCCACTGGCAACGAAACCAAAAAAAGACAATTCAAGACTTTATTGACTCACCAGAATGCACACTTGAGTCTTATCATTACAAGGATAATAACTGGGACTTGATCCCGACTATTGATCTATTTCATAAGCTAACCAGCTCGCTTGATCTAGATAACTTATGCGATGAGTTCAACTCGATGCCAGTTGAAAACTGGAACTCTGATTATTATGGCGTGAGTGCAGAGGGCTTTGAATGGTTAGAAAATCAAGGCTTCCAAGCTATTGGCGAGGCTTATAATTCCTATAATGGCGACTCTGCATTATCTCAAGTCGTGCAAGGTCAGCAGCTTCAATTGCATGGCGATGACTACCTATTATTGCAGATTCATAACGGAGCTGACGTTCGAGGCGGTTACACTGACGCCAAGCTATTTAAAATAGACTTTAACGAGTTTATATTTTCAGAATATTGTAGTTTTACTTATGGCAAGGGCGATAACGATCAAATTGACTATATGAGCGGCGAGTGGACTGACGTTGAAGGTCGCTATCTAGACAATGAAGCACGAAACGAGATCGCTGCCAAAATTGGCGCTAGAACTATTACTGGCGGTCTTATCTATTAATTAAACTCTGAAAGGGTATATAAAATGAAAGCATATTGTTTGCACTGGAATGGCCTTGTTTATGCGATGACTATCTATGGATCATCTAAAAAAGACGCTATCAATAGATTTAAAACAGAAAATTACATCGACCGCATGCCTAATGGGTGGATCGTTTGGAGGGCTTATTAATGACTCAGTTACTTAAATACTTCCTATTCTTAACGCTTGGCATGATAAGTTTTTATTGCTGGTTATTACTACTCTTATCATTCTAAAGTTATTTTTTAAAGCCTCTTTTTAGGGGCTTTAAGGGGCTAACTTTGGCCGAAACCTTGAAAGGTATATGAAATGAAATCAAATCAATTTGAATCATTGGCGGCTGTTACATGGCACGCTGAAGATGTGCAGACATTAAAACCAAACTGGAGCCTTGAAAAGTGCAACGAGTGGTTAGAAGATAATGAAAGGCACATGCAAGACAGGCTTATCGAATTAGGCTGGGAGGTTATGGACGCTCTTTTAATGACTGAAAGCGAGTAGGCCATGAAATTTATCGCTTACTATCGCGTCTCAACTGATAAGCAAGGCCAAAGCGGTTTAGGCCTTGAAGCGCAACAGATGATCTGTTATGAGTACGCGCGGCGGGTCAATGCCGAAATAATCTCAGAGTTTACAGATATTGAAAGCGGCTCAGATAATCATCGGCCTGAGTTGAATAAAGCGCTGGCCATGTTAGAACTTGAGAGCGGGTCTAGGTTGCTGGTTGCTAAGCAATGCCGCCTTACTAGATCCGTTGCATTGATGAGTAGCCTTCTGGAAAAGAAGGTGCCGCTCACTATTGCCGAAACTCCAGAGGCAAGCATTTTTGAGTTGCATATTCGTGCTGTCTTAAATGAGGAAACAAGGCGTCAAATCTCTATAAACACGCGCAATGCGTTAATGGCAGCCAAAGCTAGAGGCGTTAAACTTGGCGCGCCGAGAGATGCATTACTAGAAGCATCAAAGCGAGGTGGCTCAACATCTCGTGATATCAAAATTGAATTTGCCATGAGCATCAAGCCTATGATTGATTTGGCTATTGCTAATTGTGGCAAACCTTCATGTCGTAACATTGCAAAGAAACTCAATGAATTAGGTGTCAAGACTTATACAGGCCACACGTGGACTGCGCCTAATGTATCCTATTATCTAAACACTTACAAAGAGAAAGCGAGAATATACAATGAATGATAAAGCCATGGGAAAACTCACGCCTGATGACATGATGTCATGTTCAAGGCTCCCAGCGTTATTAGGTTTAAGCAAGTTTCGAACGCCTAACGATGAGCTGAAATACTCAATCAATGCAATCAATAAAGAACCCAATGAGTTTATTGAGAATGAGCCTATTCTGTGGGGAAATCTTACAGAGAAGTTAATACTCGCTGAGGCATCAAAAAGACTTGGCGTTGATATTGATAATCTAGCACATGATAAACCTTACTTTCATCCTGACATCCCATTGGCTACAAGCCTTGATGGCACAGCGTCTGGCAATGATACGACTATTTACACAGACATAGAAAAAGGTATTTATGTCATGGGTCAAGACTCTATCAAGTTAGATGGCTATGGCATTCTAGAAGCTAAACTCACAGCTCAAGAAGTTGAGACTGAGCCAGCGCCTTATCGTGGTGTCATACAGCTTCAAGGTCAGATGGATATTATGAAAGCTAAATGGGGCGCATTGTGTGTGTTATACAGAGGTACAACATTGCGTATCTTTTTGTATGCAATCAATGAAGATCAAGTCAATATGATTCATCAAGCCACAGAGGATTTTCAGAGGCGTTTAGATAAGTACAAAACCAATCAAGAGATCGAATGGTATGAGTTACAAAATGCTTTTGAAGCGAGTCGTATCTTTGACCATGCGGAAAAGAGTACGATTGAGTTACCCGAAGTTGAGATCCAAGCTGAGAAAATCATAGAACTTCGTGAACAAATCATGGAGTTAGAGAATGCGATTGATCGCTTGCAGATCAACATCATGGAGAAAATGCGTGATGCTGAGGTGTGCAATGCTGGTCGTTACAAAATATCATGGCCTATGCGAAGCTACAAAGCACAGCCAGAAAAGAAGGTGCCAGCTAAACATGCCTATGTTATCCGTCAATCTAAATTGTCAATCAAGGATAGAATATGAACGATCAAGATCGATTTGAAACAGAAGTTATGAATGAACTACAACAACAGGAGAAAAGTATGAAAACTATAGCAACAGCCTTTGTTAAGGCGCAGAAAGAATTTGCACCAGCACTCAAGACATCAACGAATCCACATTTTAGATCTAAGTATGTGTCTTTAGATGGATGTATTGAAGCTGTCATTGATGCATTAAACAATAATGGCATTGGACTTATTCAAAGCACTTTAGATTGTGATAATGGTGTTAAGATTGAGACAGTACTTATCCATGAATCAGGTGAGACTTTATCTGGTGGCATCTTGCATGTACCAGCAGTAAAACAAGATGCTCAAGGATACGGATCAGCATTGACATATGCCCGTAGATATAGCCTTATGGCTACTTGTGGCATAGCTCCAGAGGATGATGATGGTAATTTAGCTACAGAAAGAGCTGGCAGTGTTGTAAAAAAGCAACAAACTAGCGGTTTTACCTTCTATATTCCTAACAAAGACCCGATAGAGCTATCGGATGTCTTGACATGGCAAGCAAAGTTCGATGAAATGAGTGAACAGTTAGTTAATTCTAGCTTAAACCCAGAGGATAAGATATCGAAACTAAAGGCATTAGTAGACGCTAACCAGCCCACACTAAACCGCCTACCCATAACAGTTAAGATGCAATATATAGGCAAGCAAGCCACACGCATCAACACAGTGAAAGGAAAATCAAATGAAACAGTACAAAACTAACTTCAATGCTTTTGAATGGCGTTTCCCACGCTCATTTAAAGAACTCAATGGCTATGAATACGAGGTGACTTTAGAGTCCCCAAAAGAGAAAAGGCAACGCATATGGAAGGCCACTAGGATTTCCATAGGCATTGCCCTATCTGTGTATGCTTGGCTTACTTATTCATTACATACATTGTAACTTCGAAGCCGAAGCGCATTTCAGTAGCTGCTGGTTTTGTCCACATAATAGTTCTCCTTTCGTGAGTTCATTATGCCAAATGTATATATAAAGTATATACGCAAAACCATGAAAGCTACCTAAGCAAAGGAGACTTTATGTTAGATGTTGCAGCAGTCATGTGTATGAGTTTAACTATGTTCCATGAAGCCAGAGGCGAACCAGTTTCTGGCCAAGTGGCAGTAGGGTATGTACTATATCGGAGAGCAGACTTCAATCAAAAGAATATATGCTCGGAGACTTTCAAAGCAGATCAATTTGAATGGACTCAAAAGACCAAATATATACCGCCTTACAAAACACTCAAACCATTTATAGAATTATCCCAAAAAATTATCAAACAAGAAATCAAAGATAGTAGCAAGGGAGCCATGTATTTTCATAGTGTGTCATTGCATAATCAATGGGGCATGAAACCAAGAACCATTATCAATAACCATGTATTTTATTAGGAGGCCATGATGGATAACGAATTAGATTTAGAAGCTAAGAAAATTAAGAAGCCACTTAAAGGACTTCAAAAACTATACGAAGATCCGACAGAGGATGACGATGTTATCAATGATTTTAAATATGACCATGGAATAAAGGATCATTATGACGAGTAAAGAAAAATGGCTGACACTCATATGTATAATATGTATATTTTTAACGCTATTTGTATCAGTCGATGTCAGTATTAATCAAGTTAAACCTAGAGACTTTGCAAACAAAGATTTAAAGTGCATTGATGGTAGATTATTTGAGGAAGTAAAGAAGAATATGTTTGTGTCTAGCCATCTTGAGTGCTTTGAACAAAGAAAGTTCTAGCTAAGTCATTGATTATAAAGAGAGACCTACACAATCGCTCTATAACGCACGATCGTTATACAGGGTAGGCTAAGGTATTAACTTTTTAGTGTAGTTTCTTAGGTTTTGGAGAGATGTAGAGCATCTGCATGTATTCAGCATTGATCTCTATGTAATCATCTTCAAATTCTGACAAAAAAATTCTAAGGATCGCGAGAGGTTGCTCCTCAATGATCTCGATATCCCATATCTTACGACCAATAAGTTTGTCTAAGATATCTAATTGTTCTGATGTAGGGTTTTCCACTACACCAGTTTACCATTCCATTTACCATTTGTGTTAAGAACCATTGGCATTAATTTAGGTTGGCCATCTATAATCATTCCGCATCCGACAATGAATCTTGTCTTAAAGTTCTTAGCGTAATTGAATGCCATTGACTTCTGATTGATAAGAGATCCTACTTGCATGCCCCATACTAAAGCATCTGGGTTAGAGTAGTATCCAATACTAAACTTAGTATGATAGTGACCTTGAACTGTGTTCATACCATACTGCATAGCTACCTTGAGTACGTCTGCTGATAGACCATGTGTAAAAAAACAACGAGTGCCATCTGATAATGTAATGGTAATATCTTCTAGCCATTCCCATCCATTGCCAATGCCTAAAAAGTCATTGTAATGTTTAAGGTAACCTTTAGGTACACCATGCTTTAATGCACGTCTATATAACATGGATGAATGATTGCTATGTACAATCTTCATCTGTGGAAATATCTTTTCTAGTTGTTGAACATACGAGATAGACGCTGCCAACTCATGTCCAGCGCTATATAAGTCAGGGTCACTATCATGCATAGACATAGCATGCATATCAAGCTCATCACCAATATTGATAATAAGATCGGGTTTATATTTTGTCTTGAGCGCTTTAAGAAAGTTGAATGCATCTGGATGATGATATGGAATATGGAGATCAGAGATTACTAATACAGACTTGTATGTTTTTGCCATCACAGCTCCCATAAATTAGGTATCTGAAAGATAGCACAGTCAGTCTATTAAATCAATAACCTGACTCGAACATCTTACGTTCATCTGTTCTACGATTAAGTAAACCTTTAAGTACCTTGCCACCAGCTTTACAGTACTTCATTAACGATTCCATAGCCGCTTCTTTATCGTCACGAAGAAGCGCTTGACGGATGGTTGATCGCTGAAATGTACCCAAGCCAAGATTGAAGGCAAAAGAAACCAAGCAATCGAATTCACATTGTCTAAGGCGCACGTTAGGTAGCATCTTAGATACTCCCAACTCGAAACGATTGAGGTCACGTTTAAGAAGTCCATCTATTTCCTCGTTAGTAAAAGTCTTATTCCAAGATTCAGGCAATGACTTACCATCACCAATAAGATGACCCACACCAACAGTCCACAGACCAGCGGGGCAACGATAAGGCTTGCTCCTAACGCCCTCATGGTGTTTGAGTAATTGTATTAACTTGTTTGATACTTTCATTCACCGCTCTTTTTCTTTTCCCATGTGCGAGATCCGAAATAGAAGCCAATGATAGAAGCCACAATGCTCATCTCATCACTAGAGAATATAGTATCCATAGCCTCTGGTGTGAATCCACCAGTAGATTTAACTGCCCATATGAAGCCAGCAATATCAACGAATACAAGTAAGCCAACAAAAGTAAATGCTACTATAGGTCTAACTGATGCGTTTAATGTCTTAACCCATGGTGCAGCTTGCTCTACAAGTTTAGCATCGTGAGCATAAAGAGCTTCACGTTCTTGTGCATAGGTTTCTGCATTAGTTTGCTCTAATTCAATCGCTGCAATCTTCTCTTGAGATACGAAGCCAGCCTGTGCCATAGCCATAGCTTGTTCATTCTGCATCTTTGCCATCTCACGCTCATGCTTTTGATCGCCACGTTGTTGGAAGAAACCAAGTAGACTTGGTAGTCCACTGGTTGCAAAGCCTAATATACCACTGATAATACTAAACATTTAAAACTCCTCTTTATCATATCCGTATAGATTGCATACAATCTCTGCATACTTATTAAACTTATCTTCATGTGCATCAAAGTCTTTATGCTTATTATACCAAAGCATACAATGAATCATCTCATGCAATAAAGTTTCATTGATCTTATTAAAGTCCTCACATAACCTAGATATCTCTATCCTTGGTGGATCATTCACAAACCATCCATATGTATCTGGATCATTAACTACCTTGAAGGTTACCTTGTGTGGCGCTGGCATCCTGTAGTTACAGAATGGTGGCATCCTAACAAAACAAGCATACAGTTTACGCAAGTTTTGTTTAGTCAATAAGACCATTATTTAGCCAATGGATTGATTGTTGATTTACGTAATGCTTTCATCTCCTCACGCACTGCGTTAAGAGATACATCAACTTCTCGTTGTGATCCTTTGATAATAGCTGCTGTTTCTTTAGAAGATGCAAAGGCTTCTGATGCTTTCTCATAAGCTCTATTGTTAGACATAGCCAATTCAATCATACGATTGTCAGCATTCTTAACCTTATCTTCTAATACAGTGATGCGTGTTTCAACATCACTCATCTTTTTTACTTCTTCAATTGTCGAAGTCAAATCGTTGAATAGGGTTATCCCGTAGTAGACTGCCCCACTGATAGGAACTAATACCGACAAGAGTATCCCCAATATCATCTGCGATGATAAGTTTAAAGTATATTTCTTGTTCTCTGGCGTAGTCATTCTCTTGCTCCATGTTGATTGCTTCGATGATCTGTTGATTCTGTATCGTGTATGCTTGAGTCAGTAGTTGCATGCTCATAACAATCCCAAACCCAGGCACTATTTCTTTTGACTTTGGTAGTTCCATCTTTACTTCTGGCGTAGATATTGTGGGACTCGTTGATACTATCGTTGAAGTTTCTGTAGACTTCACTTCTTCCTTGACCGAAGTAGTTGTTTCCGTTGTCTGAGTCTGCGCAACATCCTGTGGCACAGTTACAGGATCTGTTACTATGGGCTGTGCATTGATGGGATTCAGTGGACTCGTTGGATTTAACGGACTTGTCGGACTGATTGGATTTGTCGGGTTGTCCATCGACTTGACACAACTGTTGGTAACTTGAATCCAAGAACCAAACACTGGAGTCGAGTATGGATCTGAGCATGTCGAAGTTCTTTGCTCTAGTATTGATCCAGTGTATCCAGCTTCGCATGCTACTGTCCTTTGTTCAGTAGACGTGAAACAAGTTGGCGGATCTTGTGTGCAATTATCTGACGTAGTTGTCCAAGAAGTCCAAGTATGCGAGCTACAAGTATAGGAACGACTTTGATTAACCACGCCACTATAGTGTGGTAGAGGGCAACTAAGCGATTGATACTCGACTGAATCAGTGCAGACTGGCTGAATGTATGGAGCGCAGATAGGATCATCTGGCCTATACGGACACCATGCTGTCCTAAGCGCTGTAGCATCGTCAATGTCGTGGCACTGTAAGTTTGTAACC